TAACTCCTGGTGTAAATTACACTACAGCAGCAATTCAAATTGTAGGTGGTGGAGGTCAATTAGCAGAAGCTTCGGCTGTTCTGGAAGGTCGTTATGGGCAAATGAGAATTTCTTATTTTAAATTGGATGAAATTAGCAGCCAAAGTACAAAAGTTGTTATTAATAAAAATAGAAATAATGGTATTTGCGGAACTATAGATTATACGCTTGGTAAAGTTTATATTAATGATTTTTATCCAACTGCCGTAAATAATGACTTTGGAGATATTTCAATTCATATAAAACCCAAAATTAATATTATTCAATCGAAGTTGAATAAGATGTTAGTTCTGGATGAAGAAGATCCAACAAGTATCATCGTTAAAACTATCACGATCTAATGAAAAATTATAGCTTATCTAAACTGGTAAATAGACAATTACCAGAATTTGTAAGAGGCGATTATCCTAAATTCGTAACTTTTCTAGAAAAATATTACGAATGGTTGGAATTATCGACCAATGTTTCTTATCAAACAGATGCATTATTGAATGCAAATGATATCGATCTTGCAGATTCATTTTATATTGAAAAATTAAAACAAGATTTGTTGCCTTATTTTCCTCAAAATATAAAATCCGATAAAAGATTATTCTTAAAATTAGTTAATCAGTTTTATAGTTCTAGCGGAACTCCAGATTCAATTAAATTTTTATTCAAAGCACTATATGATGATAATATTGATATCTATTATCCAAAAGAAGATATTATAAAATCATCCGATGGAAAATGGGTTTTACCATTAGCACTCCGTATTGATACTAGTGACCCCAATATTTTCAATATTGGAAAATCAAAGATTATAGGATTAAAATCAAAATCGACTGCTGTAGTAGAAAAAGTTATTGAGTCGATTGATAGACAATTGGGAATTAAATATATTGAAGTTTATATTTCTAATGTAAAAAGATTATTTCAAACAGGGGAAATTTTAAGTTCAACTTATATTGACGAAGATACTCAATCTGAAATTACAGTTACGGGCAGACTTATTGGTGCTCTTTCCGAGATAAAAATTAATCCACAAAGCAGAGGATTATTTTATCGTGGATATGATCCTGAACTTGATTACGATGGAGATCCTTTAAGTATTGTAGGTGGTTTAAATCCAGAATCGCCCAATCCAATTGGTGCGTTAGCATATGTTGGTGAAACTACAAAGGGTGGAATATCAGACATTTATGTTGTAGATGGTGGTTTTGGTTTCAGAAGTGATCCCGACACATATATTGTAGATTTCAAAGGAGGTTTTGAAAATTCTCCTTTAGGTACTGAAGCTAAAGCTTCTATTACACTTATTGATGAAGATGTTGTTAGATTCATGAATCTTTCTAATATGTCAATTTCGACTTTAGATTCTTTAGGATCAAATACGACATTAACTGGAACAGCGAGTATAATTCCTTCTTCCAATGTTGTCACAGGATCCGGAACATCATTTTTAACACAATTAACTGTTGGCGATGCAGTTTATATTGGCGACTACCTTAATGAAGTTATATCGATTGATTCGAATACAAAATTAAATACAAATAGCGTTTTTACAACGACAGAATCGGGATTAACAATTAAAAAAGCTGGAAGAAGTATTTCCAGAATCAGATCCAATACAATAAATTCCATCAGTACATTTTCTTCTTTTAATGTATATCCTATTTCATTCATTTCTCTAGAAGGATCTGGTGGTGGCTATAAAAATAAACCTTCGGTTGAAACTTATAGTTTATATAATGAAGAACTTTCCGATTCTCTAATCATATTATCTGGTAATGTTATAAAAGGAACAAATTATATAATAGACAATTCTCAAGATTTGACTCTATCATTTGAAGAGGGTGATTATGCTAGATTGTATATTTCTGGAAAATATGAAGAAATTAGAATTGTATCTTCAGTTGAAACCAATAAATTGATCTTCACTGAAGTTTTTCCTAATGATATCGAATTAGTTTCTGTATACAAAGTAAATAGAAATGATCTCTATAAGATAGGCTCTTTAGGTAGAATAAACATAGTTGATGGTGGTTCTGGTTATTCTAACGGAGATATATTGATTTTTACAGGAGGCTCTGGGTATGGCGCAAATGGATATGTGAATGTATCTGGAGGAGTAATTACTTCTGTAACGATTAACAATCATTCCAGTAATGCCTATGTTATTGGTGGTGAAGGTTATACTAGAAACTCTTTACCCACAATTACTGTGCAGTCTGATGATGGTACAAATGCAATTTTAACTGTATCTGAAGTAGCTGGAGATGGTGAATCTTATGGATTGACCACCACAAAAATCGGAGCAATATCTTCAATAAGAGTTGTAAGTTATGGATACGATTATGTGACTGCTCCTTATGTGTCTGTTAGAAATGCGGATTTGTCAATGACGGGAGTTACCGCAGGTCAATTATTTGTTTCAAATACTATGGTATATCAGGGAACATCAAATAGTAACTTTACATTTAAAGCATTTGTTGACTCTTATGATCCTGGAACAGGAAAACTTCGTATATTTGATTATAAAGGAACTTTAAATAATAATATTTTATTGAAATATGACAGCCCTGTAGCAGTAAATGCGGTTTGTGGAACCGTAGTTTCATCATCCTTTTATGGGGATGGTTCAGCTAAAGTTACTGCAAAATTTGAAAATGGATTGATACGTTATCCTGGAATTTATCTGAATACAGATGGGCAGCCAAGTTCCGATAAAAAGCTACAAGATGGAGAAAAATATCACAATTTCTCTTATGTGTTAAAAACAACTACCGATTACAATAAATTTAAGTCTACATTAAACGATATCGCTCATCCTATAGGAACAAAAACTTTTGTTATTAGAAACGATAATAACTTGGAAAGTATATCGGAATCATATAATGTTGCAACAATATCAATAGTAGATTTGCCTGATAGTTTATATCGAATTACATTGGATTCGAACACAATTTCAACAACAAATGCAACTATGGATTTGCAAAATTATGTTAATGTTGATGATACAATTGTTTTGTCTAATGTACATAAACGTTTAGTTGGCACCGTGAATGTATTATCAGGATCTAATCTGATGATTGCATACGCTTCACATTCAGCTAATTTTATAAATGATTTCCAAGAAGGTGATACAATTTATCTTTCAACAGGAAATACGGTAACAATTAAAGAAGTTACTAACGCTAATGTTGCAATTTTGAGTTCTATAATTAATGTGACTGCAACGAAGGCAAATATTAATTTGGTTCTGACAGAAGTTTCTACTGTAAATTCTTTGAATGCCAATACAATGTTTACTTCAACAAAATTTAAAGCTAATGCAACAGGACTGTCTGCTGTAGTCTACAAAAACAGATAAATAAAAATATGTCAACAATTATAACTGAAAATTTCAAAATTCTATTGGCCAAACAAGCATATAACTTGTTGGAAATTGGAGCCAATTCTTATCTTCCTGAAGCTAGAAAATCTTATGTTTATTGCTTTTTTGGTAAACAACTTCCATGGAATGCAGGAACAGAAGTTCCTTCTACACCATCAGATACTATTACATATTTGAATGATTGTTACAAAAGAGGCATTTTAGCAAAAAGAGCGAGTATTGAAAATGCTTCTTTGGTTGTTCCTAGAATAAATTGGACAAGCAATACTGTATATAACACATATGAATCTAATACTAACTTTTATGTTTTAAATTCTAAAGATCAAGTCTTCAAATGCTTGTACAATAATTCTGGCATAACTTCAACTTCAGAACCCGAATTAACTCTTTCCACAACATCATTAGAAGAACCTTATGTAAAAACTTCTGATGGATATAAGTGGAAATATATGATGACTTTAACGTCAGTTCAAAAACAAAAATTTTTGACTGATGATTGGATGCCGGTTGTTTATAATAAATTCGTTAGGTCTGCTGCCGAGCCAGGTTCAATAGATGTCGTGTCAATAACGAATTCTGGAAACAACTATACATCAGGAAGTCTTCAAGATATTATCACAATAGAAGGTGATGGAACTGGAGCAGTTCTTAAAGCAAATATTAGTTCTGAAATTGAAACTTTTCCAGGAACAGCAAATGTTTCCGATACAAGCATTGAAGTTGTTGGTCTAAATACTTACTTTTTAGCAAACACTTCTGTAGGATCAAAAATAACTATTGATGGTCAAGAAAAAACTGTTGTAGCAATTTCTTCGAATACAATTCTTTCGGTGGATTCAATTTATACTGACACCGCAAATAATATGTCTATCACAAAAAAAGGTGGTAAAGTTTTGGACATAATTGTTCAAAATCGAGGAAAAAATTACACTTATGCCAATTTATCTTTTACTGACGTTTCTGGTGGTATAGGTTCCGGTGCAGCCGCTTCAGTTTCAATATCTCCAGTTGATGGGCATGGGTATGATCCTGTTTTTGAATTAGGTGCATCAACCTTAATGTTCAATGTCGAATTCGAGGAAGATGAAAGTGGAATATTACCTACAGATAATGATTTTAGAGAAATTATTTTAGTTCATAATCCACAAATAAATGGAACAACAACTTTAGCTTCCGATACTTCTTATACATTATATACGAAAATAAAAGTCTCTCCTGGTGTTGGAGATTTTTCCGTTGATGAAGTTGTATATCAAGGACCTGAATTTTCTTCAAAAACTTTTTCGGCCGATGTTATATCTTTTGATACAGTAGAAAATTATCTTTATGTAAATAATGTGAAGGGAACACTTTCTACTAATCAAGCTTTAAAAGGATATACTTCCGGTTCGATTAGAATTGTTAATTCTATTACCAACCCCACAATAAAATTGTATTCTGGAAAAATATTATACATATCAGATAAATTGCCTATATCAAGAGATGCTGCTCAGACGGAAAGAATCCGTTTCATACTGAGTTTTTAACGAGGAATAAATGACAACTCTTTTCAATTACGACCCATATTACGATGATTTCGATGAAGATAAAAACTTTTTAAGAGTATTGTTTAGACCTGGATATTCAATTCAGGCGAGAGAATTAACTCAATTACAAACTATTTTATCTAATCAAATCGAAAAATTTGGAAACCACATTTTTAAAAGTGGAAGCCCAATTATTGGTGGTAAAATATCTCTTGATAGAAAAGCTAATTATATTATATTAAAGAGTCAATATGGAAGCGAAGATATTGATGTAACTAAGTTTGCAGATAAGACTATTGTTTCTTTTGGTAATAATAAATTAGTAAGAGCAAAAGTTATAGCAACAGATTCTTCTGGTGGAAGTCCTGTTTTAGTTATAAAATATTTGAGTGGTGATAAATTTGCGGATAATGAAGATATAAGAGTTTATGGGCAAGAAATTTATGCATCATTAAAGGAAACGAATTCCATAGGTGGTTCTTTTGTTGCTTCAATTCAAGAAGGTGTTTACTATTTTAAAGGACAATTTGTCAAAGTTGTTCCTCAATTTTTAGTGGTGGAACTATTTTATCGAACAGGAACAAGTAGCACAATTAATTCCAAACCATCATATAAAATTGGTTTGGAGTTTGATGAAAATATTATTGATGAAATTGATGATGTTACATTATTGGATCCTGCCCAAGGTTCATTTAACTATCAAGCACCTGGTGCTACAAGATTTCAAGTTGCAACTGCTCTAACAAAAAGAACATTAGATTCTGCTGACGTTTCTAATTTCTTTGAAATTATAAGATTGGTTGATGATGTAAAAACGAAAGAAATTGATTATCCAATTTATAGTGAAATTGAAAAAACTTTAGCAAGAAGAACTTATGATGAATCTGGTAATTACACCGTAGATCCATTTGTAATTAGTTTGGAAGAAGGTGATGAAGCAAATGGAAAATTTACTGCTGTTTTAGATCCAGGAAAAGCGTATGTTGGTGGATATGAATTTCAAACTATAGCACCAACATCATTAAGTATTAATCGCGCCAGAGATGCTGTTTCAGCAAACAATTATGAATTTATAACCAACTATGAAAGTTCAATAGTTTTGGATAATACTGTTGGAACTTTAGATATAACTTCATATCCGTCACTAGATGTTCATTGTGTTCCACAAGGAAATATTAAAAATACGGGCGTAAATGATTACAATTCGACGAAGATTGGTACAATAAATGCCTCAATGCTTCGTTATAATGATTCTACATCTACAGTATTGGGTAATACACATTCTTATATTGTAAATGTGTTTAATGCAAACACTACTCCAATAACTGGAACTATACCAGCTTCAGGTTCAACAAACACTAGAATTGTATTGCCTACAACGTTAGCACCTAATGTTGTAAATGCTTATGCGAACATGTATTTCGCGATTACTGATGGATTGGGGCAGTATTTGTCTCCAATTTTAATTACAAGTTCAAATAGCACAACAATAAATTTAAGTTCAGTATTAACTTTTATTCCGGCATCAAATACAATTCAAATACAAAGCGATTTTAAAAATGCAAGGTCATTAGTTCAAAATACTGGATCATCTTTAGTATTTTCTGGTAATGTAAATTCCGATTCTATAGAAAGTGCTACAGGATTTACATATATTAATGAACCTAAAAATAGCAGCAAAATTTTTAGTGTTCCATATCCCGCAATAAAAGATTCTAGCTTAACTAATATGAGTTTTTATGCTAGAAAATATTATGGAGGTAAAACTTCCGATGGAGCTGGTGATATTGTAATAACTGCTGAAGGATCAGATACTTTCCCATTTTCGACTGCTTTAACTCAAGTTTCAGACAGTTTAATTTTAGAGAATATTATTTGTATTGTAGATTCTTCTCAGGCAGTAGAGGAGGAATATGGAATTTATCCAGGAAAACCATTATCATTAGCTAATAATAATTTTACTGTAATTGGCACTAGCTCCACTTCATTTACTATTAATCTTGTTGTGCCTAGTGTCAAGGTTAATTTATTCATTAAATCTAAAGTAAATAATGCACACAATTCTTCAACTGGTGCTATTAGAGGAAAACAATTATTACCTTTAACCTCCGGAGCAGATTTACATGCAAAAGTTCCTTATGAAATGGGTGGAGCTAATACTTTAGATGATGCTAACACAGCAACTAATACTGCATTTACCGGTGGTATGGTTTTCCAAGATATTGGTGCAACAAACTTTACTACTTCTACCATTTTAACAGATTTAAGAACGCCAGGAAAAGTAGTAAGCTTACAGGTTCCTGATGTTATGGAAATTGTTCGTATAACAGATTCGAAATCTTTATCTTCGAACGTAACAACTTCTATGTTAAGTAGCGAATCATATGATGTTACAGATAGTTATGAATTTGATAATGGTCAAAGAAAAACTCATTATGATCATGCTACAATTAAATTGAAAAGAGGATATCCAGTTCCTACTGGAAGAGTATTTGTTCAATACAAATATTTAAAACATAGTACGGCACCATCTCCACAAAACGATGGTCTATTTACTGTAGATTCATATTTAAAAGTTAACTCTAATATGACTTATGATGATATTTACTCTTTCAATAATGCTGAAGATGGAAAACTAGTTTCATTAAGATCGGCCTTCGATTTCAGACCAACAAGAGCAATTGGATCAACGTCATTAACAGGAGCGGTAAATCCTGAGCCTTTGGAAAGTATGATTGCAACATTTGATTACTATTTGCCCAGAATTGATCAAATTGTTGTTAAACCATCCAGAGAATTTGGAATAGTTCAAGGTAAATCAGCAATCAATCCTCTTCCATCAAATGTTGGTGAACAGGATATGTTGATTTATACCTTATACATTCCTGCATACACAGAAACCGTAAAAGATATTCGAGTTGATTTTAAAAATCATCGACGTTACACGATGAGAGATATTGATAATATTGAAAATAGAATTCGACAACTTGAATATTATGTTTCTCTAAGTACGCTAGAAAAACAAACCGCATCACAAAGAATTTTGGATGCAAATGGATTGGAAAGATCGAAATATGGTATTTTAGTTGATAACTTTACTTCAAAAGATGTACAAGCATCTAGAGAAGAAGTTGGATATGATAATAGAAATCTCATTGAAAATGGAGAATTAAAAGCAGCATCCTTAATGAGAACTTTCAAATTAAATTCTAATACTGCATTGAGTTCTGGTGCCACAAAATTCAACGGAATATCAACTAAAAAAGTTTTATCTCTTTCATATACCACAGAAGAGTTTGCAAAACAACCTTATGCAACAAAATCTATTCCTATCGCCAATGCACTATTTGCAGCATTTAAAGGAACAATGAAACTTTACCCTGAATTTAGAGGTGATGTTGATACAGGTAGAACAGCAAAAGTTACATTAAATTCCACACAGGGTTTGGAAAATACATTTAACTTTGTAAATCAAGCATTCAAATATATTGCAGATAATGTTCCTCAATGGTCAAACGATAAGAATAGCCCATTTGCTCAAGTAGCAGATTCCAAATGGTATCAAACTAAATTAGTATCTTCATCCACTTCAGATTGGACATTCAATGAAGATAGGTGGATGTGGCAAACTATCAGAACTGATAATTATGCTAATGTTATTGGTGCTGGTGCACAACTAAGCCAAAAACAAATTTCTTCATCTACTTCTCAGGTTGATGTGGGAACATTTGTTACTGATTTGGCTATTCAGCCATGGATGAAACCTGGTTTTGCATTTTCATATTATGGTGAAGGTTTAAGACCATCAACGAAGTTTTATCATTATTTTGATAATGTTTCGGTGGATGCATATATCACACACCCAAACAAAATAACAGTGAATACAAATACTCAATTAATACCAGGTGAACAGGTTATTGTTGCAAATACTTTTACGCAAGTTGGAACCTATATCAATTTACTCAAAACTAATCCTAATGCAGTTCCTTATGCAACTGTTGGAATAAGTGAAACAGGAAGTGCAAATGTTACAATAAACACCGGATACAATTTAAGCAATAAAGTTTTATATGGTTTAGATAGTGGAAAATCTTATGAAGTAACCACTGTTGCTGAACACAGAACTGGATATGGTTATTTGTCTGGAAATAAATTAACATTATGTAATACCGATCCATTTTTTGTGACTATTGATGCATCAAGCACAAATAATTACTATAATGGAAATACAGTAAATATTATAACCGCAGCGGTGAATTCTTCCGATTGGATCGGAGAATCTTATACAATAAGCAGCTATACTGGTTCTACAAAAGTGGCGACATTAAGTGGAAGTTCAACATATGTCGGACCAGTTTATTATAGTATTTGTTCTAATACAAATACAAATAAATTAGGACAAATTTCAGGTTCTTTCTTTATGCCTCCAGTAACATTTAGATCAGGGCAAAGAAATTTCAGATTGACAGAATCGTTTAATAATACTTATGATGCTGATGCAATTTCTTTTGTAGATAAAACTTATACATCAACTGGTGTTGTAACCAATAAAACAACTCTTGTTGATACTGTATTTAATGTTGATGTGAATTCGCGAATTGTTGGGCAGCTAACAAGCGACAAACTTATAAGTAGTTTTTCAACACAAACTGTTACTGCTGAGTGGAACGGAGATCCTTTAGCGCAAACTTTTGTTGTGGATTCCCAGAAATATCCTAATGGAATATTTTTGGATAATGTATCTCTTTATTTCAGAGCGAAAGATGATGAAAATTTACCTGTCAGAATACAGATAAGACCTACAGTCAATGGTGTACCAAGTTCTGATTTTTGGTATCCAGAATCCGAAATAACATTATATCCGAACGATATAACAATCAGTGAAAATCCTTCAACAACAACTTCTACTGCTACAAACTTTAAGTTTAATAGCCCCATTTTCTTGAAACCAGGGCTGTATGCTTTAGTTGTTCTAACTGATTCTCCTGATTATGTTTTATGGTCTGCTGAAAAAGGCGGAAAGACTAAAAATAATGAATTTATTGGAAATCAACCTTACATAGGAACTTTGTACAAATCACAAAATTCTATGGAATATACACCTTTCTTGAATGAAGATTTGATGTTTATTTTAAATCGTTGTAAATTTAATACATCTTCATCTTCAATATTTGTTTTTGACACCGAAAAGCCAACTTCTAATACCAACGTAGATAAGATTAGAGTATTAACTAATGAGATAGTACCAGCAAAACAAGATGTTACAAACATCACATATTCCATGGTATCGAAACCATATGCCGGCACATTAGAAACAACATATACTTCAATATCTCCACAACAAATTTACAATTTCGGTGATGATGCTAGATATTCTGTTGGGTTTAGAAGAAGAGTGTTGAATAATATAGGAGATTTTAGATTAAAAATTGAAATGTCTACGTCTTCAGATCATGTGTCTCCTATTGTTTCTTTAGAGAATTTGTATATAAATGTATGGGAAAATTTCATAGATAATGCAGAAATAAGCATCGATGATTTCACAATTATTTCTGGTGGCGCGGGTTATACAAATGCAAATTCAATCATTATTACAAGTACAACAGGATCGGGTGCTGTAGCAAATACAATCGTTGATGCAAATGGAACTGTTGTAGGAATTGATTTAATTTCCACAGGTTCGGGCTATCTTGATGACTTCACGATTTCATATCCAGACACTGGAAATGATGCAAACGTCACTTCAAACGCAGTTATTGTACTTAATAGTGAATTTGATGAATCGAGAGGTCCTTGTGAAGCACGATACATAACTAAGCCAATTGTTCTTGCTGATGGTTTTGATGCTGGCGATTTGAGAGTTTATCTGGCAGGAAATAAACAAGGGTCTACGGAAATTAGTGTTTATTACAAAATATTAAGTTCTTCTGATTCCACTTTATTTAAAGATAGATCATATCAAAAAATGGTTTGTATGAATCCAACTGTAGTTGCATCTAAAACTTCAGCAGATTATGTTGAGTATGAATATAGACCTTCCTCTACAGATGAATATGTAACATATACATCATCAAATGGTGTAACATACGATTCATTTAAAACGTTTGCAATTAAGATTGTTTTAACTTCAAATGATCCGTCGATAGTTCCTAAAGTGAAAGATTTACGAATCATCGCCTTACCGGCAGGTTAATATGAAATTACCTGTAGAAGGAACTCAATTCGTCAAAGATATGACGAATGGTGCTTTGCTTACTACTTCAAGATCAGTTTTAGATGAAAATGAAGCTAGAAAAAAGTTAGTTCAGAGACTTAATGGCAAAAATGATGAGATAAATAATCTTAAAACTAAGGTAGATAACCTTTCCTCAGATGTTGCACAAATAAAAGAAATGTTAACCCTAATGCTGAAACAGAGTAAAGAATAATGCCAATAACTAATATTTCCAGAATAAACACAATTGATGAATGGCGCGTACAGACTAATCAGTCCGCGAATGCTGTTAATCAAATAGAAACGGGAAATTTCAATAAAACTGACGGAACTTTTACAGTTTCGGAAACAGGTTCATTAGAAATTACTGCGGAGGGAACCGCATTAACAGTATCAAATACCGCTTTGATACAGAATACCGCAGTTATTGGTAAAAACATTTCATTAGGTTCTGAAGAAACAGCAACCGGAAATTTAACAGTAGGTGCTAATGTATACATTTATGGAAAAGGAACAGCACTTTACGTTGCAAACAATTCTATAATAGATGGAAATTTACAAACATCTAAAAATATTACGACAAATAATGTTACTGCAAACATTAATGTAAATGTTTCTGGAACAACACAAACTGGCAACTTACTTGTTGATAGTATTGCCATAATTACTGGAAACACTACCGCAGGAAATTTAACTACTGCGAATGTAACGACCACAGGTTCATTAAGAGTTTCCGACACTACAGAATCAACATCGAATTCTTCGGGTTCGGTTATAGTTTCTGGTGGCGTAGGAATAACCAAATCTGTTTATATTTCTGGAAATGTCACAGTAAAGGGTGATTCGAATCCTAATTCCGAAATTAAAATTTTAGTTGGCGATAAGGCAGCTAATAGTTCAGGCAATCTTTTCATTTATGCTGCAAACACTGCCAATGGTGGTACTAATGGATCAATGACGATTCAAGGTAATGGAACGATCACTGGTAATTTGTTATTAGGTAGTGGGCAAGCGTCATCATCAAATACAACCGGAGCATTAATTGTTTCTGGTGGTATTGGAGTTTCCGCAAATATAAATGCATCAGATTTTATAGCACTAAATTCTTTAGTCGCAGATAATGCTAGAATTACTGCAAACACGACCGGTGCTCATTTTATTGCTTCTGGTTCTTTAGT